AGATTTTTCTTTATCACGATATTCTTCAAACCATTGCAAATGCATATGTTGAACAATAATCAAGCGAACGTCAGCTGGAATAGAAGGATTCATTTATTTCATTCAAGATTTGTTTTTTTATATTTGAACTTGTATTTTTATTGTCCACAAACTAAATTTTATGATGGGACTAAGACCTTGAAAAAAATGATATAAAAATATTTTTACATCTTAAATAAAAACACAAATGCAAAAATTACAAGACAGTATTGACAAGCTTATGATTGCTGTTCAAAGAATAGAAACGACATTAAATGGTCAGGAATGTGTTGTTGAACCTCCTTCTAATGTTCATCCAATTCAAAATGATGTTTTAAAATATTTTAACGCAAGATATCAAGATACATCATCACCACAATTTGTTCCCATTTCATATCTTAACAATCCAACAACACCTACCGAACCAAAACGTAAACCGGGAGCTATTGCAGGAAGACAAAATATGTGGATGCAATTCGTTAAACGATATGCTCAAAAACATAATATGTTATTCAATGTAGCTATTACAACTGAAGATTGTAGAAACGAATTCAAAAACTATAAAGCACAACAAATGCTCCAATTACCAAAGAAATGTATTAAATAAAATCGCGTAAAGTTTGAAATATCATTATATTTAGGTTTATCAAATGACCTTTCATCGAGCAAGTTATGAGGTGGACGAGAAAAACTTATTTTTACATTCAATAGACTTTGAAGACCCCAACAAAGAGGTATCATATTATTTTCGAGTAACCAAATATCCATTCTATTCTCCAGGTTACCACGAAGATCATCTCTCTTATTTCATTCCAATGTTTGAATGTAAATCATTTTTAAATTGTGTCAACAAAATCCGCGACATCATTCAGGCAAAACCTTATTGTTACGTTGATAAGAAGTTCGATCATCACTTTTATAACTTCGAATATATCGAAGTAAAGTTTTGGAAATATACTCCCTCAAAATATTATGATACTTCAGAAATGTATGATGATTGTATCGATTACTTGTTAGAATTTGAACACGACCAGAAACAAGCTGCGTTACAATTCGTAAAAGAGAAATCATTATTTTGGCATGACATTGAGTTTGTCAAAATAAAATCAAATCAAACAAAAGATGATGGTAATTTTTATTTAAAGTTTATGGTGTAGTTGACATCAACAATTTTAATTGTTCTGGAAATTCATTACGCATAATGTCATACAAAATACATAATGAATTAATATAACGATATGGCAAACAACCAAATAGTTCTCGATAAGCTTCACGGTCTTGTTCAAAGTCAGGAGGATATTCGTAATCAGGTGGTAAACCTTGGGCTATGCGTTCTTGACGTTCTGCTACACGTTTCATACTTGCTTCTATTTGTTCATCTTCAGTCATGCTAATCTTTTCTAATCGCATTTCTTTTTCACGTCGTTCTTCAGTTAAGCTACGTTCATGCTTCATCGTAAAGACAGCAAGAAGGTCGCTTTTATGATTGTCCCAACTACGTTTGTATGTGTCAGGGTCTTCGAAAAATTCATCAGGTGATGGAAAGACGTCGGATGCTTTGAGACCTGGTTCAATATCTTCGATTTCATCTTCCAACATTTTTGTGTACAAGGCATCTAACATGTCTAATTCGGCTTTAACCCATTTGACGTCACGAATAATATTCGATGATGGTTTAATGTAGTTCTCGGATTCCATTTTTTAAATATTCATGAATAATTCTTTTGATACTTTTGAACGCAATTTTTTAAATCGTTTTGTATTTTGAACCTTGTTTCACTAACATTGGAACATCGATTTTCTTTCCAGGATTGAACTTCAAGGCCTTGAAATATGTCTTGTCAGGATTGAATGGACTGAATTCAAAGTTCTGTATGTTATCCAATTTCTTTGCTTGACCATTTTCAGCAATGTACAAACAACCATCAATCAACAACAATACGAACAACTCGGGTGTGAACGTATCGGTGGCAATGTTTTTGACAGTCACATCCATTTGTAAATGGTACATCTGTGACGAAAGTGCGCGTTGTTGTTCCAACGTGATTCCGAAATCCAAGACGTCAAAGCATGCAACACTTCCAATACCTCCAAATTGGTAATCAGGCTTTCCAAAATTCGAACCCGCAGTCGCATTGTTAAGTCCCAATCCGCTCCACGATGCCCATTCGTATTGTATTCCACTTGCTTGAGAAAGGTCGTACAATACAGAAGGATGAATGTTGTCCATCACTATTTGATTGTTCCACACAACACGCATTGTCTTGATGGCACAGAAAACGTCGGGAGTGTATGGATCACGCAAGAACACAGATTGTGGTTTCTTGGCAAACACTAAAATTTTGGTAGGAATCATCGGAGTCAATATATCATTGCTAGAAATGATACTTGTACTTCCTCCTGTCATTGCGGCGCTTGCTTGACTCTTGTATTGTTGAATATTGAAATAGGGAATTTCGATTTCGGGCGAATCAATGGGAATACCTTCAGGTTGTAAGTACGTCATCAATAATTTTGGATACTTGTCGTCATAACTAAAATTGTCTGCAGGGGAAAATTGGAATTGAGATGTCACTGAGATTGTACCACTTCCCAATTGCGCTCCTACGTTGTCAATGGAAATCATACGGAAACCTGCATTGTTTTGTAAAGTAAAATTCATTTCAAAATCTTTCACATTACGTAATGAACCGTAATTTTTAGCCAAGGGACCAAAATAAAGAGGAGGGAACCTCAAATATTCAATTGTAACCATATCCACAATGGTGATTGCTGTTCCAACACCTCCGAGCAAAGCATCGTTTGTTTGAGAAACAATTTGAAATGGATAATTTTGAACGGGAACACCATCAATACTGTCTGCATACGTTGCAAGAGGACTTCGGTTACCTCCTGCTAAATCGTTGAATGATTGTGATTGACCACTTGGATAAGTTGGGCATGTGGAGAATTGTAAATTTCTTAACGTCATTGTTGTACTAAGATGTTCGAGTGCTGTGAAAACTTCGGCGCATTCAAAATTAAACTCGGTACTGTTTATGAACATTTGCATGCGTTGACATGCTCTTTGAAAAGGCCAACTGCGAAAATTACTATAATTCGCATTTAATAATAATGAACCATATGGAACGTCAGTTGCTGTCAATGTCAAACGTATAGGGACAACGATTTTGATACTACGATCCAAATCGAGACCCTGTTGACGTCGAGGACAGATAAATGATATCCCACTTGATGTAACACTTTGAGGTTGTACTTGAACATAACTCACACGTTGATATCCTTGTAATTTAGGACGAGGAACGGATGGAGTTAATAATCTTGAATCTGTCACTAATGTATTGTGCTGAGCGCTCATTTATATTAATTGAAACAAAAAAAATCTTTATTTAGAATAAATGGCAACGAACAGCCTTCTATTTCCAAATAATTTTAATTTACATTGTGAAACTATCACTTTGGGAGGAACCAATCAATTCGGAAATCTTATTGCACCAATCATCACTTCAAGTAATGTTTTATGTCCAAATGTTTACGTCGAGAGAGCTCAGTATGTGGACGGTGTGTTTGGAAATGCAGTAGCAGGGACCACAGGAACATTCTCGGGACTCTTGCAAGGATTACAATTGGAAGCAACTACCACAAACGCTGCTCCGCTCATCATTCATTCAACCATTCAAGTAGCGAACTTGGATGCTGAATTCTCTGGAACATCAGACAGAACAAACGCTCTTGCGACAACCGGTGCCGACGTCATTGTCGCTTTGGCAACACCACCAATCGCAGGACAAGTCCTCATAGCAACGTCGGCAACCACGGCGGAATGGGGTAACGCAAGTGTGTCCACTGCTAACTTGACAGTTGGTAATTTGACAGTCACGGATTCAATCACATTCGGAGCTGTTAATTTTACAGCGCCATTAAGTAATGTGGAAGTTAACAATCTCACTATTCACGGTACACTCGTAACAGATTCCAGTGCGTTGGTCGCAAACTTGTATGCTGCTAAATCCGATGTTACAAACAAATTAGCTACCACCGGTGCTCCCGTCGTGGTTTCTACAGCCGCTCCACCCGGTGGTGCAGGATACGTCTTGACATCCACTTCCGCCACCGCTGCCGATTGGGAACTATTGTCAGGAACCGGCATTGGATCACTTAATGGACTCACGGCCAATGTTCAAACATTTGCCACGGGTACATCAGGAATATCGTTGAATATTAGTAGTGTTGGTTCAACGCATACTTTCAATTTGCCATTAGCAGGCGCTACGGTAACAGGAGGTGTCATTTCAAATACTTCTCAAACCATTGCTGGCGAAAAAACATTCTCAGATGGAATTGTCATACCACCAGGCTCAACACTTGATGGAACTGCCAACGCTGCCAACGCATTGAATTCATTGACAACCACTGTCAACGTGAGTAACTCAGCTGCACCCATCGCGGGATACGTTTTACAAGCGACAAGCGGAACCGCTGCAGTGTGGCAAGCTTTGAGTATTGTAGATGCAAATATCACAGCTAATATATTGACAGGTAACACGCTCGTTGTAAATGACAACGGAACTGTTGGAGGAACGTTGGCAGTGACTGGAAACTTGTCAGGCGGAAATATTTCAACAGTTGGAATCAGTACAGCCGATCATTTCGTTGCGACATGTACTTTCCCTCAAGCGCCATTTGAATGTACTAGCATCGCACAATGTGATAATCTTCGTTCTCAATGGTCAACGACAGCTTACAAGATTAAATCGGCAACCACCGAAGTAGATTGTAGCGCTGCTACCGCACCAACATCAGGTTTGGTTTTGACAGCCTCTAGTTCAACCGCCGCGACGTGGGCCGCCATTGGTAACGCAACGTCCGCAAATGGTATCAAGTCTGCCACGACAACGGTGGCTACCAATGGTTCAGCTGCTCCATCCAATACGTATTTATTGCAAGCGACAAGCTCAACAAACGCGAATTGGGTAGCTCCGTCCACAGTTAGTGTTGGAGGATTCACGGGTACCACGGCTGCAGGACTCAATACAATGGGTTATACTTCGACGGCGAAAAGCGCAGGAACAACGACGTTGACATCTTCAAGTACATTCTTCCAACGTTTCACAGGAGCAAGTAATCACACTTTAGTCATGCCAACTCCCGGTGCAGCTGGTTTGATGTTTGGAGTTATCAATTCAGGAAATGGTGATTTGACAATCAATGCAGCCGATGCATCAAATATCACAACTATTACAACCAATGGAAACTATTTCATTTGGTTCTTGGCAATTGGTACAGGTAGTTCATCTTCGTCTTGGTTTGGAATTGTAGACCACCAGATTATAATACCTTAATCTACTCGGATAGCCATTTGTCTCCGAAATTCAGTGTTTGGATTGTTTCTCAAACATTTTGGTTCGTGTTGACATGAATTAACTTCACAGAAATCACGTGATGAATTTTTTCTTTTTGATTCCCAACACAAGTGATTGGGATTGACACAACGTTTATTGTGACATAAATGAGACATGCTACAATTTTCAATACTTGGATATTTATTGTCATTTACAAGATAGATTCCTCCGACATAAGCAGTTTTACCATTAATAGTAATACGAGGATAATGTTCTTTTTGACGATATGTACTTTCAATACATCCAAAGTCATCCGCATCTAATAATGTTTTGTTACACTTTTTGATGAGTAATGATATGTCCTCAGAGCTATAACTAAGCAATCGCTCATTCAATAAATACTCCAATGGTTTTCTTTTACCTTCTTGGTGCAAGCGGGTTTTTTGTGTTTGATGACCCTTGTAGTCAATCAATTTCAATTTCATCGGGTCTGTTTCGCGAAGTTTTTGACGACGTTTTTTGTTGTAATTTTTGCTCGAATTTCGATGACTATCTTTGTATTTTTGTGTGTCTTTACGTCTTAAAAATGATTCATAATTCTTTAAACGACATCTCTCACGATACAACGGACATTCTTTTCTCTTTCGCATGTATTCTCGTTTTCTAGCTAATTTTTCCTGGCGTTTTTCTTCATCGATAGCAGCAGAGAATTTAATTAGTATTTCTTCAGGTATAGTACATGTGTCTCCGTTCATACTTTATTTTGCTTAATTCTTAAAGTTTAATTTTCTTGAAATATTTAAACGAATGAAAACGCGAAAACCCAAGATAAAAAAACAAGTCGCGCTTTATGAAAAGATTATCAAAATGTATGACCCTTTTACCGTCAAAGCATTTCCCATTGACGAAGTGTTCAAAGAAATCAAAGATACCGAAAAACGAACTGACATGACTCTTTTGGAAAAACAAAAAGTCTATGACGCTCTGAACAAAGCTAATCAATTGAATCAATATATCAATGGTTTACCACTAAGTCCACAACAAGGTCATGTCATTATTGGATTACTCGCACCACCACCTGGCCAAAAAAAACATTCAAATATCAGTGTCGATAAAGTTGTTGATGACGTTGTGAGGTTAGATGAAATTATTAACCATACAATTATCAATAAAACGTTAAACGATAGTAAAGACATTCTCCATTTGCCAACACCTCAAATCGTGGACGTTATCAAGACACCATCACTCAGAGAACAACTTGGATACATAACAGACAACGTGAGTGAAAACGTCAAAGAAATACTCATTGGCATTGCTGATCGTTCTCTCCAACTCAAAGACTTGTCTGTCAATGTACTAAAAAATGTTTTACATGTCAGTCAACCAGTTGCTAAAAGCTTGTTGGATAATATCAAAACGTTTTCCAATTACATTGAACAAAAAGCTGGTACACCAGAAGTGAAAGAATTGGCCAAAGGATTTGAAAACAGTATTAAGGGATTTGACAATCAAGGAGCTCAAATACTTTCTAATTTCATCATTGACTCGACACATACTCTTGCGGACTGGGCTTCGAGAATTCCTTTGAAAGAAATTGGTGAAACATTGGAACCTCTTGTGGAATGGTCTTATCGTCCAGAAGTAGGCTCTGACATTGGAACATACTTAGGAACCAATACAAATATTCCCGGTATCACAAGAGTGGATAAAGATGTTCACTTGCCATACATTGGAGAATACACAATCGAAGACTACAACCCACCGGACTTTGGACCTGCCAATTATAATGAACCATATTATGGACCAGAAATGGGAATGCATGGACCTGAGACAAGACCACATAATTTTGTGGACCCGTACACAGATTGGTGGAAAGTCGAATTTAACCCTGGAGAATGGACTAGAAATTAAAGTCTTTGACTAAAGTAAAATGACAGTTTCCATGAGTAAAGATATTCACAGAACTTTGGCAGACCGCGCAAGAGTAGAAGTCAATGATGCACAACCTTTACGTAAAGTAAAAGTTAGCTTAGGAGGTGGGAGACGTAAGAAACCCGCAGCAGGAGGACGTAGAAAAAAAAAATAACGTCTTAATGTAAATAAGACACATGCCAAAAAAAATTACACTGAAAAATGCCAAAGATATCGCTAATAGATTAGGCATTGATCTAAAAATTGTTCCACCAAATTATTGGCAATTTGCAATGCAAATAGAATTAGAACACGGTAAAAAAGGTTCTAGTTTGACAAACGTCACCAATGACGACTTGTACAAAACGGGACAAATCGCATTGGCTCACATCTTAGAATTCCCAGACTACTATGTCAGGTTGAAAAAACTAGAGGATGCAGCAATCGATTATTGGCGCAACAATACAAAGCCAAATATATTATTGTGATTTTGTAAGGTCGTCTTGTTTTTCATCAAATATAATATGTTCTGATACTTTTTTATAAGTTTCAGATGCTTTCAATTCAATGTAACGTTTAGGAAGTCGAAGAACAAGGTTGTCTTTTTCAGCAATTTGATGTAATGTGTACAACATCATTTCATCAAAAGGATAATCACCAAACGGTAATAACGACGTTATCAAATTCAAAAACCATTCACCCGCATCATTCTTTGATAATAATGCAAATACTTTGGGTTGTTTGGTTTCATCACCCATCATTACTCCCAAAGCAACTTCTTTGTGAGATTTCCATTTGCGAATGTATTCTTTTTCACTTTCTGGTAAAGGCCATCCAGATATCACCAAAGACGCAATGAAGTCTTCTAATATTTGTTTAGCTTGACATGAGTCATGTAACAATGTTAAATGATTACCTTCACGATACACCTGACATTGTGAAATGATATTTTCATATTCTTCCTTACTTAACGTTACACTATTGGAATCGTCGGACATTTTATTAATTAAAAACTAATCTTTTGAATTTTTAATTAAAACGCGAATTTAACAAAAAGCTGTTATAACAACTTACATAAGTCTTTGACTTAAGGTTTGACGAGCAACACGAGCGCCTCCGACTCCGGCTGCGGCAACGGCATTACCTCCTTCCATTCCTTTCTTGTTTTTGGCTAACTTACGTAAATCGTGCTTAATATCGCTCAAAAAGTTTCCTCCGTAAATATTTCGCACTTTGTAGTAAGATTTCATTTCGTGTACATCATTGCTTCCTTTGGCATTCAAAATGTCTTCAGCAGTCAAGATACCTGTGATGGCAGATGCTTGAGAGTGGAACAATGTCACAATACCTTGAACAACGGCAACGATAACAAGAGTGGGATTCACTTGGTCGATACCTGTAATGTTTTCAAAAGTGGCTTGCAATTGGAATGTTATTTGTTCCAATTTACCAGGAGCGGACAAGGAATCCAATCCAAAGTCTACAGGGTCAATACCGAGCAAGGTTCCACAACCGTAGTAACGTCCACTGTCAGTTCCGTAATCAGAGGCAGAAGCAGATGGCAAACTAAGTTTGGCTCCATTCCAATCGGCATAAGGCAATCTCAAACCAGCACGAACGGAAATTTCGTGCAATTGAGCGTTGGCGGCGGACGCAAACAAACCTGAACGACCTCCCCATTGAATATTCAACGTGTTTTCAACAAGTCTCATAAAGGCGTCAGGACTAAATGGATTGGCTTCCATTTGACTATTTGAGGCACGAACGTATGCATAGATTCTAGAAGGAATACTAGAAAATTGTACGTTGTTGGAAAGAACAGCGTTTTGACTTCCGGCTGTCCAAGTTCCACTTTGAGTTTGTAAGAAACGTTCAATGTTTTGGTATGGATAATTGTAAATCTTTTCCAATGATGCACCACGGTCAACCAATTGAGGTGTTAAGTACTGGAACAACAATGCAGGAGGATGACTTGCTGCGTATGTTCCAGATGTGAAACTAACGGTTGAGTTTATTGAAATGGCACGGGCCGCAGCGTCAGTAGAATATAATGCGGTTCCTGATGCTCCTTCGGCGGGTTTTCCCAAAGGATTGATGGCAATCATACGATTAGATGCTTGTGAAATGAAGTTAAATGAGAAATCAAGTGTGTGTACACCATAAAATCCACTTGCATTCAATTCATACTTCCCTGTGAACAACGGACTGAGGAAGAGCGGCTCAATACTCACGAAACAGACGGTAGCGGTTGCTGTTCCTTCAGCGGAGACTGCACTGTTTGCCGTAATTGTAAATTCATTTTTGAAGGGAATGTTATCGTATTCGGCTTTTTCCCATTCGTTCAAAGGGTTTCTGTTGGAACCAGCACCAGCGCGAGCAAGATCGTTAAATCTTTGGGACATACCACAGGGATATGTTGCGCATTTAGTGTAGTCATTGTCTTTCAAACGTTCACCCATGTTGAACATTTCCAAACAAGACATAATGTCTCCAATGTTAATGGAAAAGGCTTGACTATTGATGGTCATTTGCATTGACAACATTGCCTTTTGCAAGGGGAAGGAACGAATACACCAATTGTTAGGGGTAAGAACAACGGCAGCTTCGACGGCTCCGGTGATGGCAAAGGAGCATTGAACTGGTAAACGTAAGTATACTGAACGATCCACTAAAAGGTTTTGACCAGGTGGAGGGCATGTGAATGACACATTTGAGGCACTAATGTTTGATGTTTTGTATTGTTTGTAAAGGACTTCTTGAGCTCCTTTTAATACGGGATAAACACGTGGGTAATGTAATGTACGAGGATCACCGACTGCAACGGGAACAAATTTTTCCAAGGCTAATGACATGACTGTTTTAATGTAATACATGAAAAAAAAAGCATGTATTACAAAATGATTAATTAAAAAAAAGCAGTTTCAGATACCTTTAACAAAAATCCTTAAACTCCTAAACTTTTGTGTCTCAAGACTAATCTAACGGTGGCAACATCGGACTGACGGATAGGAATGTCATAAAAATTATTCAACTTGTCTACCCATTGAAGATTCACCGAAATTCTCCTTAATTCTAAACTAGACTGAAGGTCACACCAACGGAACTGGCGAGGGTCATAGGCAAAGGTCGAACGTTGTGTGGTTACTTGATTGTTAAAATCCAACGGAATGTCCACTAAAATCCTTCTAGTGTTTGATACAACCCCTTGGCCATAACTTGGAGGAAAGTACTCAAAGGCCGTTGGTAAAGAGTCAGTGGATATCACCAAACGTTGGGCACTATTGAAATTATCAGTTGTGGGATAGTCTTGATTTAATTCAATGTTCGCACTCACAGTATTGGTCAAGGCGGATTCTACAGTTTCCAAAATAAAAAGTCCTGTAGGGTACAAATCGGGACGAGAACCTCCATTGTCAATCACGTCAAAGTTGTTGAATAAATTGTCAAAGTCTAAATTCCAACACACCGTCCATCCAGTGGCACTACTTCCATCCGTCGCAAACGCTGTGGGTACTGTCCATTTGAAAAGGTTGGTAGTGGCATCGTAGGAAAATAATGGGACCTTACCAGCGCCTCCCGGTGAACCTGCCATTACCCACGAAGTGTTCATTGCAGTGTTGATCATGTCAACTAAATGTTCATACGAATAACAATAGTAGTATGGGGAAATGGCTTGTGTACCAGTAGCGGGCTGCGCAAGAGGTTGTGTTCCCATTTCACGTGGGATCCATATTAAGTTTGTCATGTCATTCACAACGGTTGCGATGACACTGTTGGCAATGTCAGATGACGACATATTTTGACATACACCAACTTTCATTGATGATAATTGACCTGCGGTGGCGGCTTGATTTAATTGCATTGGCATGATAAATAACGGAATGTTCTGCAGCGTAACAGTTGCGGAATCAACAGCTAATAAAAAATTGGATGCATTTTGTACAATGTTACGATCTAAATTTTCATCCAAACGAGCAAAGACGTTGGGATTACCAAGAGGATTGTTTAAAGTCATGTTAAAATAACGAATCAACGTTTGTTCTGGCTTCTGATTAAAATTCATTTTACTTTTATTACAAGAAAAATTACTCAATTATTCTTTCCATATCATTGGAATATTAAAACAATAATCTTTCATCAATTCTCGTTTTGTTTTCGTGTTAAACAATCGATAAACATACATTTTTTTCATCAATGGTGTTTCCATATATTTCGTATATTGTCTTTGAAAAAAGTTATCAAATGTTAAATCAAAACGAATAATCAGCAAAAATTCATCTTCCTTTGGTTGCGGTAAATCGTCATCTTTGTCTTTGGTCTCTGGAATGTAACCTAGTCCAATCTTTGACTGTATCACTTTGACATCAGTCAAATTAACGTGACTTTCTACCTCTGCAACTATCTGCATTGAATGATCTTCCCGCTTTGCTAATATCGTTTTAATAACATAATCCCAATTGACAGATTCTTCATATTTTTTCACAATATAAGTCAACTGGCCAAAAAACTTTTCTTTAAAAAAGGTTTTCACTTTGTCTTCCATTTATTTAAAAACAAAAAACAACACATTTTTATTCATTTTTTTAATAATTTTATCTGAAAAATTACTAAAGCATTCATTGTTGTTCATGGGGTATCGTTAACAATGTTACAGTTTTGTCCATCTTGGATAAGTCTTTGCCAAACATTTTTACATATTCCTCTAATGTTAAATTCTTAAATGTTCCACGTAAAACACAATGACGACCACAAGTACTTATGCCTTTACCAAACTTTTGAAAAGGATGTTCATTATATATAATCGAATAATGTTTTGGTGCAGTCAACAACAGCTTGGTAAGGTATGGGTAATTCATTTTTAGCTTCACTCGTTCCTCAGGCGATGTCCATTTCAATTGATCATCAATGAAGTATGCATATGGGTCAAAAAATTCAATCCAATCTTTATGCTTGATTAACACACACCAATGACCATAACCAGGCCTTTGTTCATACAAAATGAATGTACAATTAAATGGATGTAACAGATCAGTGATGTTGTGATACTTTCGTAATTGGGAATATAGCACAATCTTGGCTTTGTTCTCCATCATTTCTTCCAAGTCAACGTTGGATAATGGACGCGCCATTTCCTTCTTTAAAATGTTCTCAGGAATATGATCATTGATTTCCCGAGCTAATTCGACAAGTCGTGACGATGATGTCATTTTACTTTAATAAAGCGTTTTTTTTCATAAAATTTATTGTAAACTTTTTATTAAAATACAAAACAAATGGATATTGACGACATCGCTAGACAGTACATCATTTACCTCAAAGAATTACCAGAATCAAAAATCTACAAATATGCACACGGCAATTACCATACAAAAGACATGGCATGCAAAGCGTTTATGAAACAATTGAATCTTAGTTTTACACAATTCAAACTTTTGTCCGAAGAGACTCGTTATATCCAAGAGTACGCTGATTTATACATGATCTATCCGCCTAAGAAAACTGTAGCCAAAAAAACAACAAGAAAAATACTCAATGATTCTGATGAAGAAGAGTTCTAAAGTATTTCAGCGCCCCATTCATACATCAGTACATTGGGATACGATTTCAAAATCGTTATCCACCGGGATTTCTTAATCGATAAAAGCTCATCAATACGCTTTGGTGTTAAACCAAAATGTTTTTGCAAGACGTATCGTAATTGCCCAGTACTTCCAGCACGAGGAAAAAAGGTGAAACTTTGTAATTCGTTCATTATGGTCTGAGCAAACTTCTTGTCAGCAGGAATCACCAAATGGTTTGTGATGATACACCACAACTTCATTTTGCGACCAACTTCGAGAATGTCATAAATCAATTGATAAATCTCGTCACGTTGACGTTTGTCTGGTGTTGTGGAAACATCATCAAAGATCACCAAACTACCTTCTTCGATGTCTTCTACACGAATGGGATTCTGAACCAAGTTGTCATCGATCGGGACTTGAGTAATCTTTAACTTAGCATAGGCAGGGTCGTTTTCAATCAGTGTACGAGAGAAAAAATAAACAAAGGCCTTTGGAAAACGCTTGCGAAAGGATTTCACCAAAAGACTGCTGTACGTTGATTTCCCACTTCCGGCGGGACCAACTATCAAATTGGTCTGACGTTCCTTGTCGTTCAATAAAGGGGTCATTTTGTTGCCGGGGAACTGCATTTTAACAAAATAGCCCTTAGCTGCGTTATCTTCAGCATTTGGTTCCATAAACACCGTTTTGTTGTTGTTCTTACCACCAATTACGCGCGCAATCGGTTGGGCATCACGAGATTCTTTAAAGGTCAACATCGATTTTTCCTTAACTTTCTTAACACAAAAGGGATTTTTTTATTTAAGGTTTCAAAGATATTATTATAAGTAGCCGCGTAGTGGATTCGCTTTTTTTTTCAACCAAAATTCTTCTTTTAATTATAAATGGATAACGACTACAATATTTTTAAAATGAAAACGCAGGAGCTGCTTCAATTAGCGAAACCAATGCGTCTGGCGCGTTTTCTAGCCCAACGGAGTCAGGAGATGCATTTGCCGGAAACCGACCCGACGTCCTATAATGACATTGTGTATCGAGAAACGTCAAATTCGAAATCTAAGCAAGGAGTCGTCATAGAATTCGATGAAACGGAACGAGCGAAAAAAGAAATGGACTGGGAAGACTTCCCAAAACACGCGTTTGACAAACGCAAGAGTCAGCGTGCTATCAAGACCATAGAACCTAATGTTTACATTGAAGAACAACCCGACGACTCGGATGATGACGAAGCCAACGAACACTTTCACAAGACACAGTTACCACCACTATTTGAGGAATCAACGATGAAGAATTTAATTGGAAAACAATACATCAGGAAGCCAACTATTTTCAAATCTTATTATCTCGAAAAGGATCCAGACAATGCAAGGACGATACATGGAAACATCAGAGCGCACCACAGCGACGTTCTTATTTGTCCGGATTGTGGAAGTCATTTTCGCAGAAATAAATCATGGCATCACGTCCGTACATTGAAACACCAAACAGTGGTACAAGCGGCACACAAAATGATGGAAGCCATGACAGAGATACAAGATAAATGCAAAAAACTACCTAGAAAGTATCGCAAAATACTTTGAAAACTTTATTATTCATTTACTAAAACGCGATTGTACGGTGAACCAGATACACATGACAAAGAACACAAGACACGCCAAGCCAACAATGTCCGAATAAATACTTTTGGCAACGTAGCACGTGGAACCAAGACTCACAAGCAAGACCACTACAGCAACGAAATGACTGTACAAAAAGTACACGCGATCACATATTTGTTGCTCGGTCACAATGATAACTTCCATTTTTTTTGACACCCTTCTTCTCGAAAAAAGTTTAACAAAATGGACAAATTGGAAAATCAAAGTAACGAAAAAGCGCCGACTTTTTTTTCACTGAAAAAAACGGTTTCTTTTTTGGAAAAAAAGGGGTAGAAACTTTTTAAACGTCGGAGAACACCCAGCACGAGGAAGGCAACGCCGGAGAATCATTATTTTAGAAATTTTTCCGGTTTCCATTTTTTTTTTGAGTTTGGTAAAATAAAATTTTGAAACATGGTGATCCATTTTCTACTACTTCCTTCTCTTTTTTTTAGAAACTTTGGAAACTAAAAATAATAATAAAGGAGAAGAAAGATATAAGAGTAATAGAGTCAGGAGGTGAAAATAAATGGTTTCCAAAATGGTTTTCTAAGTTTCCAAAACTGTAAGAACGTTTCCAAAATTCTCTAAACCCGTCTCTCCGTCGTTATTCTTCCGTGCTAGACATTGTGCGGAAGAATTACAAAAGTATCTTAAAAATGCAATGTGAAGGTTTATGAAATAGGATAGTGTCGTATCGTCCTTGTAGGCCAATACCACGTCTTTTGTGTTTTATTGTGTATTCAAATTGCAATGCTTGTTTTCTGGATTCAAACCCTGTGACGGTGCATGCTAACGTCCATGGTCTATACCTTTTTGTGGAGTGTGCTCCTCCTGACATCACCCCGTTGTGTTGTTTAAGTCTTTTCTCAATGTCACCAGTGAACCCAGTGTAGACTTTGTCGTTTTGTCCTTGGAGCACGTAAACAGTCCAATTCATTCGTTATACTATCTTAACTTTTTTAACTGGTTTGGTGTACTTGGCAATCATTATTTCATAGTTAATTATGATAGTTGGAATAGACTTATTTTCATTATTCTGTGTCTTCCATTTACATTTTTTGCATTCAACAAAATCATACTTTTGTATCATTGACAAAAATGTTTTTCGATCCATTTTCGAGCTAATATGTGATCCGTTGTCGCTGAACCAATTACAGAAGGTTTTATATAACATTGCAGGTGTTGTTATGAGTATGTGTTCATCACTTTTGTATGTGCATTTGTATTGTGTTCCAAAATCGTTGTTCATTGTACCATTTGAAATTAAGAATTCACCATCTACTAAACTACGAAAGAAAGTGGAAGTGATGGGTTCACTCTTTTCTTTGAGTTCTTCTCTAAATGCTGTTCCAGGAATAAGACGTGGATCCCACGAAGAAATATCTCTACTCACCAGCATGTCAAATATCACTTTCCCCGCCTCGTCACAATACAATGTTTCGTGTAATCGTTTAAAGTATTCTTTGTCACCAATTCGTTTGCTAGAACATTCTACGGCACAATAACGTCTATCACCTTCTTCAATTTTAACAGGCCATTCGTGGTTTGTTAACATTACGTGTCTAGCATAGTTTTTTTGTTCTTCAGCATCGACACCTTTCTTTTCAATATTTTGTGTTGTTTGTGTGATTAGTGTTTTGAGGTAGTCATTGTTTTTAATTGCTCCTCCAAAGTTTTGAATTTCGTCAAGCAAGTGAAATACTGAATTGGAACAAAGCGCGTTGAAATTGCCAGTAATTTGTTCTATTCTTTGAAAGTATCTCGAGTGTTTGGTTCCAATGACATACTTGGCGAAAAATTCCCACAAGATGTTTTTCCCTGCTCCTTGTTCTCCTTTGAATAACAAGAGAACCCCTACTTCTGATTTTGCAATTGTTTTTTGAATAAGATGAGCCATCCAATTGAGTATGTATTTGTACACTTCGAGATCTGAGTTTGACATGACTTGATACATGTGTTCTTGGAAAACCAATTCAATTTCCGTTCTTCGTTCTTTGGTAATGGTCAAATTGTAATCCTGTGCGTGGAACCCGCAAAAGAGATTAAAAATTTTAGAGTTGACAGACCCTCTATCGATGGTGGGAATATAACCTAATGATTCAAAGTATAAATGATGACCATTCAAAAGTACAAATTTGTGTAATGGCATGTAGTCATCTTGTTGTGTTTTGGGATTAACGTATTTGATTAACGTTTCCCCGCCTGCTTTTTTCCAAGCCGTCCAAGAACCAATATCGTAGTCCATGCAACCTTCTGAATTATTGTATTTTGTGATTACCTTTTTGTTGCATCCGTTACCAACGATGGCTAGTGTTTTTTTGAGATATCTAATGATGTCATTTTCGTGGCAAATGTTTTGTGTCCAATGTAAAAAATATGCCGAGCTTTCAGGTGCATCCATGTCATAGATTGGTATTAAGTTTCGTTTGTCTTCTCTTTCTTGTTTGACAAAATCATAAGCGGTACACTTGTGTTGTAAGAACTGTGTCAATTGTTCGAATGTATAAGTGACATCATCTTTACGTTGCATGGTGATGAATGTTTTGTAGTTTTCATTTTTCGCCATTTGAATCAATTCATTTTTGGTATAAACATTTCTTTCGTTGAAGAGGTAATGATAGTAAGGCGCCTCAAAAAGAGCAGGGCACCTGGTATCATCTTGTGCGTACTTGACAAGTGTTTTGATGGTTAACTTGTTTTCATTCAGTGAGTATTTGAAACTTTCCCAAATTTTTTCCGCTTCTTCGTGATAGTCGGCAGTCATGTACAATTTGAAGAGGTCTAGTCCACCGTTGTCTGTACCGATTTCATTGTAGATAGCTTGTCCAATTTTGATGTAATGGCTTCTGTCATTTTTATGCTGAATGAGGTCTGCTAGTACTGTGATTTGTATTTTCTTATCGTCCACGTTTTCGTAAATTGGGGTTTCATGTTGTTGGCTTTCATTTTTTTGAACGCGCGTTTGTTTCTTGATGGAAAATTTCTCTACTAAAGATGATGGAAAGTCCAGAAAGATTCCATCGTTTTCGTGTTCTTTGTATTTAAACGTTTGTTTAGAATACTTATCGAAATACTCCGTAGGATATGAAAAAACAATTGCTTTGTCGTTTCTGATATCCACTCCACATACCTCTAAGTAGTTAAAAACCCCTGTACCCGTCCCGATTGTATCATTGTATTTGAAATAGTAATGATAACCTCTTGGTGTTTTGCAAAACATTGTTTGCGTTAACTGTGGTTCCCACGTCAAAAGAATTTCATTACTTTTTTCACTGTCAACATCTAACACTGTAATACCTGACGGCTTACCTGTTTTAATATAGAAAACTTTATGATGATCGACAATTTTCGATTCATTCAAATCTTTCCAAGGAGACCAATCTTTGATTTCTTTTTTAATTTCACCATTGCGTACCTTTGTGGTCATTTCTGGTGCAGAAAATCCAATAAAGTTTTTATCATGACATAAATTTCTAAAAATTTCACTGACGTCATTCTGTGACGTTACATTTTCAAGTGTTTTAACTGGGCTAAGATTACCGGATTCCATAGTTTTTTTTTATTTTTAAATCCCAAAATAATTTTTAAGCCCTTTTTTTTGAAACGCATTTTTTATAAAAGTGTTTTTCAAAAAGCCCTTAGGTATGTTTATTTAGTATAAACAAACTGCGTGCGCACTGCTTGTTGATTTATCGATAACAACGGCGTTGATGTGTCTTTTGAGATAAAATAACATGTATTCTTTGTGTACTTCAGTATTCAAGTGAAGTCTCTTGAGAACATTTTCGTGATAGTTTATTTTGTGAGTGATGACAATGTTGTGGGGCATTTTTTCATAAACGATTGTTCCAAAGAGGTCATGATCATCGTAAACTTCTAGTCGGTACAAATTTTTCCCAACCATAACTTCGATAAAGTTCATTGATTGATTAATTCAAATGTTTTATTTTTATTTGTAAAATATTTCGTTTACATCACATTTCATAATGTAATTGATATCAAAATAATGATGAAACAAAAACCATTTTCCATCACCATTGTCTTTTTGATGCATTATATGATTTCTATTATATAAACCCCATCCATTAGGTCTTAATTTGAAGCAATATTGCTCAAATGACTCAAAATTCATTGCATAAAATACTTCTGTGTTCATTACGTAAACGTAATAGTATTTTGGATCGTCTTTTGTAGCTTGAAATCTATTATATTGTTCTGAAGTTAGTTTTATTCTTGTGACACCGTGAAAATAGGGTGTTATGTCCTTAACAATTTTTGTTTCTATATAAGTTCCATCCATGTTATCTGTGATAACTATTGCTTCATTTCCGTTGTGTACAATTTGTTCCATTTTGTTTTATTGGAAAGTTTTTTATTTTTTAGTTATTAGTCCATCGTTCACGTAATTGACGCAAATAGTCTAATTCATTTTGTTCATTTTTACATGCCAAACATTTTGGGTTACAATGTTCACACCAATTAATTTTAGCACGCCTTTCATCTGACATAAATGTTAAAGCAACACGACTCCATTGATAAGTTCTTGCTAAGCCATTTTGAACATTTTGACATCCTTCGTGATGAACTATTTTATCCAATCCCAGAGATGCGCCTACTTGAAAGACACTACGTGGATATTCTACTAATCCGTGTTTCTTGTAAATTCTTTGAATTTTCCGCTTACATCTATCTATACAACATTGTGGTGTGTTGTAAGTGTAATTGTTCAACATTTCTTCTAGTTTTCTTGCCTCTCTGTAATCATTTAGCTGATCTTCTTGCATTTTAAATTCATTAAATTTACATTGTAATAAATTCCAAATTATTAAAAAATTAACTGAAATAGATAGTCATGTCAGATAGTCATGTCACTTTTTTCGCTGAAAAAATCGAGACCAGGAATTTCAAAAGTGTCCATTTTTCTTAAATTTTTTTAGAGAGCATAGGTGCACATTTGTCATGTCAGATTTTGAACGAACTGAGGATTCTACTGCCGCCAATAACAACGCTAGCATTCGTTACCTTGTGACGGGTAAACCCATTCGCTTGTACGAGCCGAAGTTTTTGCCCGATTTCGCCGAATTTTTACAAACGCAGAATTCAGTGAAAAAATAAATTAATAAATATAAAAATGAGATTTGCAGCTCCCAAGCCTATAGATGTAAAAATTACATCATATATGATAAACGATGAACCAAGATTAAATGTGCTGAGTTGGATATCAAGTAAAGTGGAACTATTCCATGACATTGATTTTACAAAATACTTTATTAGAAAAGTAAATCTATTACGCTCACCTAAAAAAATATATTTTAAACAACATACATCAATCATATTATCATCATTTATTAATTTCGAAGCTCCACTTTTGCCTCGAACTGCGTTTAAAAGGTGAAAAACATCTAAGCGTTTAATTCAACGAAAAATAAATGAAATCATTGTGTATGTATTGTCGTAAACCGGCAGATCCAAAACGTGTACCCATTTGTCATCAAAGATGTTTCTTCAACAATCGTCCTGGCATGGAGAAACTTTTTATTCCGAGATGTATATTTGTATTAAAGACACATATAATCACTTAAACAATTATTACATTTCAAAAACGTTTTACGATATCGCTTGTGTAATTGCGTATCGAATGACGAACATTGTTTGCATATCACGAAATTATCAACATAACTTTCTAATACATTCATAAGCCCTTGGCTAAAGTATTTCCCGCGCCCCTTGATTATCAATGCGTTATCTTTTCCAATACTACATTGCGCACATAATTCAGTGCTGAAATAGTCAGCAAGGTCTTCGGGCGTTCTCCGCAATTGGGAAGCAATGGTCGCGAAATTGGAACACACTGTTTTCTTGCCGCCGCTTTTGTGAAGTTTGGGTTTAGTGATTTTGAAAGATTCTAAAATATCATTATCAAATAATTCGCGCATGAATCCTAATATATAATACAAACGGCCTAGACTATTTTCAAAGAAATCGAGACAAATGTAATCTTCCTCGAAAAAATTATCCGATATAATAGTTTTGTCTTCACCTGACGAAGAGGAAGTCACATTCGGCAACAAAGTATACAGAACATGTGCTTTTCGATTTAATTCACGAGGAACGTATGACTTGACATAAGTTTCAAAATGATTTTGATGCTCATTGACTATGGAATACAAGTATCTCTTCAAAGTTTGGGCTTTCCATTTGCGTAATAATGTCATGATTGCCGAATTACTTGGAACAATGTCTAAAAAGACCTCACATATGATTTCCATAAAGGCAAACACATCACCAAATTTGGTTTTGGGATCACGGACATCAAATAAATCAAAATAATGTTCTTCTCGACCATTTGACAAAATGCGAACTTTGTTCATTTATTTAAAAACTTTGACATTTTTCAAACTTTTTAGACGCAAAATGAAATTTAATTCACATAAATGTATTTCGTTTATTGATTACATTGATCGAATGTGACAGTCTTTTTTTCATCGTAATTTTGTGGTTGGTACTTTTCTGTGAATTCATTAACAAGTTTATTTGTTAGTTTAATGTGTTGATTGACATCATATTCATCCCAATCGATTGATTCTGAAGAGTCGCTTACTTCATCGCTATCGCTGGTGTAATCCGAGGTTTCCTCTGATTCGCTAGGTATTCTATCAGCGAGGTGGAGTTGTTGTTCTCTTCGTTTTTTCAATTTGTCAATAATGATTTGTTGAAGTTCAGATAGTTTTTGTTGTTCTACTTTAGCTTCGTTCTCTTTCACTCTTTGGACAAATTTTAAAATATCCTTGTCTATCTGATATTCTGGTTCAGTATTACGTTCCTTTCGTTTCATCAATTGTTTAAAAAGGTCTCGTTGATTGTTAGAAAGTTTTTCTTCGTATTTTTCTTGTTGGTTTGGAATCAATGTTGAAAGACTCATTTCTTCTGATTTTGATTCTTGTGATGTTTCGTTGTTCTTGAAGAACGGATTCATTACAAAGTTTGGTTCTTCGCAATAGTCTTCTGACAAGTCTTCGTATTTTTCTAACAAATGCTGAAACGATGTTAGTTTGCATTCTATACATGAGTCTTCATAAAATAATTTTATGAGTTTCTTGACCATTTTATTGTGTTTTTTCGTGGTCAAATTGAGGAATCGTTGAGGGATAGTAACTTTGACTTTCATTTTTGTTTTAAATTGTAAGTAACAAATTTATTTAATTTTTAACCGCATATTTTTGACATTTATCAAAAACAGGCAAGTTTATGGCTTAAAGGTTCACATTTGACAAAATCTGAAATTGTAAAAGTATAGAATATTGTGGGCAATGTTGTACCAGTAATTTTTTCACAATCTTTTTTAAACTTTTCATCAAAATACACATTTACCGCAACTATTGACAAGCATTCATTGTTGTCTTTGGAAAATTCAGGTAAGAGAGCTTTAGTTTCATCATTCAATTCATCAATAATGGTAACACCTGTACGTAATATATTTGTTTCACATTTTGTCATTGAAATAGTTGCTTCACCTTTGATGGTGAAAGCTATTATTTTATCATATTTTGATTGTAAAATGGAATACCGTGTAATTGCCTGTGAAAGCTCCCCATTTCTAGCTATTTCTGTCATTGCTTTTGTAAGTTGTTTATCGATTTGATTCTTATAAAATGCAACAGGATTCATTTAATATAGTTTATTATTTTTTGCGTTTTTTTCATTTTTTGAAATCCGCGTAAAAAGTTGTATTAAAATAACTTTATTGAAATCTAAAAATATATGGAACTGTACACATCTGGAAATCAACGTGAAATACATGTAGGTGTCGTAAACGTCTCTGGTAAAAAGATGGGTGTCCCTTGTGCACCCATTGTCACCGATAGTACTGTGATGTGTCCCAACTTACACGCTGAGCGTGCGCGTTATTGTGATTCCACAGGTAACATTAAATCAGGGTTATTGGAAATAACCAACACACCCGAGCCTGGCCAAATTCTTCAAGCCACTAGTTCAACGAAAGCTCAATGGCAAAACAATGATCACGAAATTGTTCATCTTAAAAGCGACTCTATTGAAACACAAAACGCTACCATCGTAAGTTCTCTTAACTTGCCAGGCCGTTTAGATTGTACTGATATTTACAGCAATCATTGTCAGACTGTAGATATCAAATCATTTAATATAGAATCTAAAACAGGTCACATTACAACCTTGAATTCAATTGACATCAATTCGATGAAAGGTACATTTGAAACATTGTCATGTAACAAATTGCAATTAACTGAATCCCAACATCTTGATTTACTGACCACAACAAAGTCATTGAAATCAGAAGATTCCGAACGGTTATGCGGTGTAACTATAAAAAACCAACCCAATACCCCAGGTACGCCATTATTATTAATTTCGCCAACAGAAGCGTCATTTGAAATACCACAACGATTTTATGCTCGAGATTTGGTGTGTGACAACATTCAAATTTTGTCTGGCATGACCATAGACTCGAATGTACTTGTAAACCAATTACATTCTCAAACTGCAGACTTTGCTCAAAAAGTTCAAATCGATCAAGGTCCTGTGATGGATGGTTCGTTTTTGGTAAACGTGAATGGTGTATTAAGCGAATCATGTCTAAAGATGTCGAAACATTCTGTCGAGTGTCCTGTACTCTTGAAAGCCTTTGTATTGGAAACTAGTCAATTGTATGTGAAACAAAATTGTATTAATTTCAAAGACTATACACTGAATGCTCATTCGAAAGGTTATATAATGTCTAGTACCAACCCAACACACGTTTCTAACAATGCGAACCCTGGTCAAGTATTAACATGTACTGAACGCGACGTATTTGAATGGAGAACTCCAGGTATTGTGAATAATTACAAATCAATTGTTGTTGTTGAAAAGTCTGGTGACGTCTACACATTGACCCGTGAATCACCCAACGTCGTGTGTTTCCAAGGTCCAGAAACTCAGATAGTCATGTTACCAAAGGGAGAAGCTGGATTAACATTTACATTATGGAATCGTGCTGGAGGACTGCTAAAAGTAATATCGTCTGATTATCATGTGATCTTGACGATTCCTTCGAGTTCTGCACAGAATCGCGTTGTTACGTTGATTTCACAAAACAATGATTGTGATGTGTGGGGTCGCATAACTGACATAACATTTTGATAAAACTTTTTCAATTGAATATAATAATAAAATGTCTAGCGATGATATGTATGAATTGATTAATCAGTTACAAGAAGCACGTGATCAATTACAGGATAAACAGTTACCAGATGAATTAAAAGTATTAAAATGGTATATTTTGAAGAATTGGAAAACTTGTGAACGTATGCGTTCTAAAATGGAATGGGAGGGTACAGATTATTTTTATTCTGGTTATGCATGTCCTCCGATTTCTTATACAACATATGAATATTTCGTGGACAATGACGACAAATGTTTTTGTGATCATTGTGGAGAATCTGAGAGTGATAAATCTGAAAGTGATTGATTAAATTTATTTTTTCAATTGAATATTATAATAAAATGTCTGTTTCCACTTTATTATTTGACAACAACTACGAAGTACATGGAAAACAATTAATAATCACTGGAGTGGACCAATTTGGGAATTACATTGCTCCGATTATTACACCAAGTCCCATACTCTGCGCTAACGTTTATGTTCATCGAGCGGAGATAGCGGACAATGCGGCTGGAAATGTGACTTCGAATGTTTTAACAATTTTAAATGATCCAACGGTTAATTATGTACTAACGGGTGTTACAACGAATACATGTTCGTGGCAGCCAGGTCCTAATAGTATCAATGGATTAAGTATTAATCCAAATGATATTATTGTTTCTGGTCAGATTACATCTAATGTTACCACTGGAACTGCACCGTTTGTCGTGAATTCCACCACCCAAGTGACCAATATGAATAGTGAATTTAGTGGGACGTCTGACGTTACTTTAGCATTGAAGTCCTTGACGACGACTGTGGACGTATCTAGTGCCACAGCGCCCACAACAGGCCAAGTGTTGACTGCGACGTCTGGAACGTCTGCAGGATGGTCTACACCATCGTCCTCGTTTGCGAGTTTATCTTTAACCAATACGACGAATCAATTGACACTTGGGACGACAAATACTGTGACTATAAGTTCCACTGCACCGTCCGCGTCTCGAACAGCGACGCTTGCAGACCCAGGAGGTAATTACAATATTCCAACGAGTCGAGGAGGTGCTTTAGATTTAACGAATGCGTCAGCATCTAATTACATTTTACAAGGCGCATCATCATCGACTGCGACGTGGACAAATCCTGGTTCATTAACGGGTGGATATTATTTTGTTCAAAAGGCTTCGGTGGATTTGACAAGCGCTGACATCTTAGCATTGAATACCACTCGTGTCCAAGTATTGGGCAGTCTTGGAAGTAATATAGCTGCTATTGGTTTGGGTTGGATGATTGAATATAAATATAATTCAATACAATATGCGGGAGGTGGTAACATGATTCTCACATATGGAACTAGTCTTGTGAACGTGATAACGTCTACATCAATAACGTCAACTGTATTCACTGCCAATGCGTTCAGTACATTTGCAATTGGTACAGTAGGTAGTCCCATTATTAGATCGTCTGTTGCGGACGACAATGCGGGAATTCAATTGGCAATGGTAAGCGGTGGGGCTGCATTTACGACTGGAAATGGAACAGCTCGTGTGACAATTTGGTATATTCCAGTAACACAATTTGTCTAATGCGTTCAAATACGTTGAAAAAAAAAACTAAAGTACATTATAAGTGTCCACACAGCAAACACTTCGATACTCCACGGGTGGCCTGGCTATACGCTTAGCCGTATAGTACATCACTCATCTTCGTACCTTCTATTCTGCTTTGAGTAGGAGGGGACACTGTTTTTTTTTAAACAGGAACACATTTAAGTATTCCATTTAAAAAATGTCAACAAAAAAACAAAATATGGCACATATACTTCCCCTTGAAAAATCGCAACAGGTTAGCTGTGAGACATCATATAAATTAACTAGACAAGGACAAACTACTTATTTCATTCGTTCCTTGTAATATATTCAAATGAAAAATTTCTTCAAACTTTACCGCGTTGTAAAAATATCCTTTATGAATTACTTTTTTCCAACATGTTATTTTCCAATTATGTCTATCTTCGGTTGCCACAATATCCAAGTCATAATACTTTCTCCATTCTTTAGACGTCTTTGGAGTCACATCTAGTTTTGTGATTTGTTTTGTTTTATCCGGAATAACGCTAAAGAATGTGTTGATATATTCAATACAAAGTTCATAAGCATCTTCCAGTGTGATTTGTGGTGTACTAATGATAAATTGTAAAGGTTTAATGTTTGTATGTAATATTCTGAGATAGTCATGCTCAGTGTAGCTTGCTTGAATTGAATACATATTGTTCATTATTTTTCTTGCTGATATAATAAATGGCTGAATTAATCGATACATCAGGTATTCCCAAAAAACGTATTCGCGTGAAAGACATTGGCGAAGTCGCAAAACAAATACACAATAGAAGTGAACCGACATATGAACAATATTTCGGTTTACCACCAAAGAATATACATCGAACGGAAGCGATTCGACGTCAACAAGAACCCAAACAAGCAACCAAGGTTCGTGAAGCAGAATTGAAAGAAGAAGAACTTATCAAATTGCGAAAGCAAAAAGAAGAAGAACAATTCAAACAACAAGAACGGGAACGTATTCATAAAGAACAAGGAGCGTTGTATCACATATTGAGTGAATTTCTTCCAAATCCCGATGTCTTTGGTTTGGTATCCGGAGTGTTAACCAACAATCCAACACGTGTTTATAGGTCTGTTCGTAATCAAGCATTGAGGATGGAACATACCAATGAACGTTCCAAAAAACACTACGATGATATGGTTAAGAAACTAGATGAATTGGAAAAACGAGAACGCGATCGCATACATTCTGAAAACCAGGTCAAACAAAGACGAGCACGATATCCTAAAAAACCAAAAAAGAAATAATATCAAAGATTTTTCGATATTACTAAAATTAATAATCTTTGTTATATAGTACAAAACTATTTTATAGAAAAATGTCTTCTCTCGCAGATGCTGTTCGTCAAGTTATGTTAGACCGTGCTGATATCAAACACAACATTCAAGGTGTTGGTTACTCAGGTTACAATCGTGGAGGTGGTTTAGAAGACCATTCCGTGTATGGAAATCCCGTAGGTGGGATGTATGGGCGTGTAGACGCTAGCAATGTCGGTAGTGGAGGTCCCGCTAAAAAACCTCGAGCCAGAGCGCCTAAGAAAGTAGCCTCTGAAATGGAAGCCGTGGCCGCTGGTCGTAAACGTGCTCCTAAAAAACCCGTTGCACCTGAATCCGATTCTGAAGAAGAAGAAGTGGTTCGTATTGTACGCAAAAAGAAGAAAGCCGTTGCCCAAGTCCCAGTACAAGAAATGGAAGCCGCCGGTAGACGTCGTAAAAATGTAAACAAGAAAGCAGGAGGCAAGAAAGCATCCGAAGTATCTCCTTGGGTGAGTCATTGTCAAGCGTATGCCAAAAAACACGGTATAACATATGGACAAGCATTGAAAGATGCCAAAGCTTCATACAAGAAATAAAAAAAAAAATTGTCTTAAGTTTAAAGTAAATAGAAAAATGGAACATGCTGATGCAGATACCATAAGTAAGATACACGAAACATTGAATCAAAATCTTCCGCAGTTACCAGCGATTCCCGCGGGGAAGTTTGAAGAACTCATATCCAATACCGTTAGTTCTATTGCGAACAATGCAGAAGCTGGTAGAAACTTTTTGAATGGAATTTCCGAAAAGTACCAAACAATGTCTCAAGGTTTGAAAGAATACTTCTACAACAAATTAGCCGAGAACGCCAAGGCTTTGATAAATCCTCCTGCCGCTGCCGTTGCTGGACCACCGGGTGTATTAAACAATTTAATACCAGGAAAAGAGTCATCCATTGCTTTGGGTACATTGTTGGCATCTTATTATATATTACCCTTGGTAAAAGAAACCATTGCTGTGAAAGCATTGGATTATCCAAAATTACAAAAGGCTATTGAGAATATTAAATCAATAGTGGAATACATTGCCCCAGATGAACAAAAATACATTGAAGGACAAATTTTACAAGCAACGCATGAATACAACAAGTATTTGCAACAACATAAAGGTTGGTCGGGAATGGAATATCATACACCTTACACATATCAACACGGTCCATATGATCGTGAAAAACTTGTTCAATTTCATCGTGATGAAGCTACAAGAAAAGAGAAAGAACGAATAGAACAATTAAAAGGTGGAAAAGTTCCTGGTACTGATGCTTGGGTTAAGCATGTCAAAGCGTATGCTAAACAACATAACCTCACATTCTTCAAAGCATTGAAACCTGCAGCCAAAACATTCAAAAAATAAACCTTGTAATATGATAAAAACACAAATGCCTTTTATCGTAAAGCAAATCAATGACCAACGGTCCACAGTAAAGTATGGTCCATCAGGTCACGAATACATGTTTGACCCACACAACGAACGTTCCAAGTCACATGCCAAAGCATTAGCTGAAAGGCAAATGCGTGCAATCAAATGGCGTCAATCCCAAACAGGAGGTCGTCGAGGACTATATTGATTGTCATGTGAAATATTTAATAAAAAAGTAATAATTTTTATTAAATTAAAAACTATATTTGATTACTTACAAAAATGTCAAGAGTAAGTAATGAATGTATGATGGTACATGCTGATAAAAAAGTAATACCCATTCGTAAAGTATACAAGTGGAACACCTTAAAACATCCTGTTGTACAGTCATTGATTCAGGAAGACACATGTGTCAATTATGAAAAAACAAAAATAAAATGATATAAAGATTCATTGCTTTGATTATATAACAAGAACAAAAAAAAAACAAAAAAAAGGACCAAAATCAAAAAAAA